CGCAACGCCATGGAGCAATACGGCACCTCGGTCGGTTTGCCACGCGACCCAATGCTAGGACGCGCACCATTCAGCGCTGGAGTGCCGATCGTCCCCGGTGCGATCAACCCGCTGCGACCAGACGGCAGACCAGACCCGCGCCGCTACGAATACCAAGTCGCACAGAACATAAACGTCACACCAACCAAGCTCGTCCCATTCAGCACACTAAGAGCAGCCGCAGAACAGATCGACATCTTACGCCGATGCATTGAAGTGTTGAAAGCAAAGATCACAGGAATGGAATGGGACATTGTTTTAGCTGAAGACGCCGTCGAAAAGATCATGACGGAAACAGGTGAACGCAGCTACGCCAAAGCAATGCAGATTGCGAAAGACAAATACCAAGGCGAAATAGATCGGCTAAAAACATTCTGGGAAATGCCAGACGTCAGCAACGGGCTAGTTTTCAGCGACTGGCTCAACATGGCGTTAGAAGACATCCTCGTCCTTGACGCGTTCGCAATCTTCCCGCAACGCAACGTCAAAGGCGACTTGCGCAGCCTTCAGATCATCGACGGCTCAACCATCAAACCACTAATCGACGATCGCGGTATGCGACCAGCACCACCACACCCCGCATACCAGCAAATCCTTTACGGCTTCCCGCGCAGCGAATTCGCGGCAGCCGATGACAGCGTTGAAGCAGACGGCGAGTTCAGCTCCGACGAGTTGGCTTACATGATCCGCAACCGCCGCAGCAACTCAACATACGGATACAGCCCAGTAGAACGCGCACTACCAATCGCAGACATTTACCTGCGCAGACAACAATGGATACGCGCAGAATACACAGACGGCGTCATCCCCGAATTGATCCTAAAATCTGATGGCACCTTCAGCCCAGACCAGATCCGCGCATACGAGAACATCCTCAACGATTACTTGAGCGGACAAACCGAGCAACGCAAACGCGCAACGATCCTCACACAGGGACTCGACCCAATCCAGCTCGACGGATACGGCGAAAAGTTCAAGGACACTTTAGACGAATACCTGATCACCGCAATCACTGGACACTTTGGCGTGTTCCCTTCCGAGATCGGTATGACAGCAAAGCAAGGCTTAGGAAACAGCGGCGTCCAATCAGGGCAAGCAGAATCCAGCGAAGTGATCGGCACCATCCCGTTAGCGAACTGGATAAGCCGCATGCTCACACACCTAAGCTACAGCTGGCTTGGAGCACCACGCGCCCTCGAACTAAAGATCATGCCTTCAGGCAGACAAGACGCTGAAGCAACCGCACGCGCCAATGACATCAAACTCAAAAACGGCACCCTCACCCGCAACGAAGCGCGCAGCAAAGAAGGGCTACCTTTACTGAACTCACCGGTCGCAGACCAACCAACCATCTACGCTGGCAACGAAGTGCTTGTGATCACCGAGCAGGGAGTGGAAACAATCGGCGGCGGCGAAGCACCTCAACCAGCGATCGCACAGCAACCAACCCCGCAACCAGAGGAAGCACCCGCAGCTGAAGCGCAACCCGAAGACAACACACCACACACCGAACCAGTAGACCAACCAAACGATAAGGCGGCACGCAACGAACTCTACAAGTTCATGCGGTGGCTACGCAAAAACCCGAAAAGCACCTTCGCATTTGAGCACGTCCCCGAAACCTATGCGGCAACACTAAACAAGTTTGTGAGCGTCGAAGACCTCGAAGGCGCACGCTGGTATGCGGAGCGATATCTAGCATGAGTTGGCAGCGTCAATTTGACGGCGCAGCTGAACGTTTAGCGGCAAGGCACGCAGACAAAGTCAACCAAGCAATGATCGCAGGAATCGACCTGCCTAAAATCGTCCGCGAATGGATCGCTTCGCAACCAAGCACAAACACCACGCGACAGCAAGCAGCGGTATGGGTTCACCACCACGTCATCCCAGACACTAAACCACTTGAGCAAGCACTGCGAAACATTTACAGGGACGGCTACGCGTTAGGCAAAGCTTTCGCAGCAACCGCATACGCGCGAACCAAGCTGTCAATCAAAAAGGCGGCACCAACGGGCGACGAGCTGCGAGCAGCATACGAAACGGACTGGAACGAATGGCAGCCCGGTTCTGAAGCACAGGCAGCTTTTACGGAAGCGTCAGGTGCACTTCAGCAACGCTTCAATGAAGCGGCGATTAGTGAGAAAACTAAAATCTGGTCAAACAGCATGGACCGCCTAGGCATAGTGATGGCGGACACGGCACGCGCAGGTTTAGGTGTTGCCACCACCACGCAAGCGATCCTTGAAGCACAGATTGGCTGGGGTTTCAGCGACGCCCTAACCGATCCGTATAAAGCGATGCGTATTGCCCGCACAGAAATCAACCGAGCACAATCACTGGCAACCGTTGAAACCTATAAAGAATACGGGCTAGAGAAGATTGAATGGTTGGCAAGCGAAGGGGAGTGCGAGATTTGCTCCGACAACATGGATGTGGGTCCCGTTGAGATTGGCTACGAGTTCGACTCGATTAATGAAGCGATCACGGAGCCGCCCGCGCACCCGAATTGTTTATGCACGTTGATGCCAGCTTTGGATGACACGCTCGCAGAGGAGCAGCCGCAGGTTGATCAGAGTGAGGAAGAAGCGGCTTTGGAAGAGGAAGCTGCGAGTGATGTTGAAGCGGCTGATTTGTCGCCGGTGGATGTGGAGTTGCCTGAAGCGGAGCAGCCTGATGTTTCAGGATCCGTGATTGATCATGAACCAGCAACGGCACCAACAAATGAACGTCCAAGCCTTGCCGAAATCTTGCGCGACAGACAAAGTGTAGAAGATGCCGAATTACAAATGCGTCTAGCTCAATACAGCATGCCTAAAGAAATGCAAGGTTCACAATGGACACTTAATGCCCTGCAGGAAAAGCTGGGCATTGGTGGAGCTCCAGAACTTGTGGAAGACGCAAGTCAACTGCAAGGCGAAGTTATATACCGCGGCATTACAGAAGAAAAAGAAAGGACAGATACCGACGGCTGGACTTGGACAAAAACTAGCGATCGCATTGGTGCATTCAAACGCAATGAAAGAGCGTGGATTGGTCGCGGAATGTATAGCGATGGCGACTACTTCTCAAACATAAGAGATACAGCAGTCCGCTATTCTAACGATCAAGATATAGTGACGGCAGCATTTAAGACAGATGCGCGCATTCTAGAAGCAAGCAGCACCCGAGAATTAGAACAGCTTGGACAGCAAGCATGGGATGAAATAAGAGCAGAACTGGCGATACAAATATCTAAGGAATTAGGGCGAGCTGTTGAAGACATAAACCCTGACTACATTAACGAAGCAATGTCCAAGCTAGGTTTAGGGAGCCGCTACGGACTTACAAATAATGGTGCTATTTTCATGGTAAAAGGCTATGATGCAATTAGAGTCTTCCCAGACATGAACACAGGCAACCAAGCTGAAAGGTACGTGATCGTCCTAAACAGGGCAGCATTACAGGTAGTCAAATGAACCCAGAACTAAGCAGACGCGGAGCATGGGTGCTCGCGCACGCGGAGCTGGAAATAGCAAAGCAGCTTGACTTTGTTAAAGCCGTCGAAAACGCGTCAACCTTTGACGAGCTGCCCGCATGGATCCGTGACACCATTCAACAAACAGAAAAGCAATCCGGCACAAACCCAGCACACAAAGACACCACGGAAAAGAGCGCGCAGATCAACAAAGGCGTCACAGGACCACTCGAACAAGCCCGCGCACAAAGCCGCCTAACAATCCTCCCCAACCCAGACGACCCAACAATCAGCGACCCAACCAAATACGTCGAATCACCATGGGCAACCGTTCCAACACCAACCATCGACCCAAACATCTGGGACACCGCCAGAACATACCTCGTCAAACTAAAAGACTTACACGGAACCGATCCGTTCTTAAAACGCAAAAAAGTTGCGCAACACATCGAAAGCATGGGACAAGCCGTAACACCATCACGCAGCTACGCAATGGTCATCGAGATCGGCGGACAACAAATCATCATCGACGGACACCACAGACTAATGGCGTTATGGCTGTTAGGATTAGACGAAGCACCCGTCTGGCTAGTGAAGGAATAAAATGCCGCTACAACACGTTAACATTCAAGTAGGAACCACACCCGTAAGGATCGTCAAAGTTCCAACGGGCGTCCAGCAAACCGCAGTACAGATCTACAACAACACTGGAGCAACCATTTACTTAGGCGACACTTCAGTAGCAGCCACAGGTGCAAACGTAGGCAACGCACTAGCAAACGCAGGATCGCTGCAGGTTTGGCTTTGCGCAAACGATGAACTTTACGCTGTGTGCGCGACCGCACCATCAGGTTACATTTCCGCAATCTTCTCCGCCTAAACATTCATGAGCTACTCACCACCCGCAGCCGTCAGATCCAATGCAGCACGCGGACTAGAGCTGCGAGCGAAACACAATCGCGGCGGCACCGCTGTAGGTGTGGCACGCGGCAGAGATTTATCAAACGGAACGAGCGTATCGTTAGACACCATCAAACGGATGAATTCCTACTTCGCCCGCCATGAAGTGGACAAAAAGGGTGAAGGCTGGGGAGTTGACTCGGCAGGATACATCGCATGGTTGCTATGGGGGGGAGATGCAGGATGGTCATGGGCTAAAGGTATTCTTAGAGAAGAAGAAAAGAAGGATAAATCAGCAATGGAAATAACAAACAGCTACGCAGAGATCATAAAGAGCGAGAAGCAAGCGGACGGCACGCTAAAGGTTTACGGCAAAGCGACCGACGACGGGCTAGACATCGACAGCCAGATCTGCGACGAAGCATGGCTGAAGAAAGCAATGCCAGACTGGTTTACCACAGGCGGAAACATTAGAGAGCAGCACAGCAACATTGCCGCTGGAGTTGCCACCGACTACGAAAGCAAAGCAGACGGACACTACATCACCGCCCTCGTCGTTGATCCCGTATCAGTTAAAAAAGTTGAAACAGGTGTGCTAAAAGGTTTCAGCATAGGTATCCGTGGTCCTAGAGTAGTAAGAGATGAAAAGGCAGCGAACGGCAGAATCATCGACGGACAGATCGTAGAAGTTTCACTTGTCGATCGACCAGCAAACCCGAACGCAAAATTGATGCTTGCGAAAGCGGCAGAGAGCGGAGAACTCATGGCAGTTACCCAGACAGCAACCCCAGCTGACGTGGCACGTATGATCGCAAAGAGCGACGACGCTGAAACCACCGAAACAATCGAACCAGAGGTTGAAGAGGTAGCGGTAGAAGAAACCACCACCGAAACCGAGGAAGTGAAGGAAGACGAAGTTGTTATTGACGTTGATCCTGAAACCGAAGCAACCGTCAAAGGCTTACTCGCAGACCTAATCAAGTTCGACCAAGGCAAATACGATGCAGCGATCACCGCAATCAGCGACCTGATCATTGTTGAAGCAAACGAACAGAAAGCCGGTTCGGACGAGCGCAGATCCATCAAAGAATTACTACACGCCGTAAAGCACCTTTACCACTGGTATCAGGGTGAAGTTGCGGAAGGCGAAGTCGCAAACGCAAACCCAGAGATCGCGGAAGACGCACTGCTACTAGCGGGCGACCTAAACCTTTCAGCGGACGCTTGCGGTTGCGGCGATTGCGACGCATGCGAAGGCTGCGACGACAAGCTATGCAAATGCAGCGACAGCATGAAAGCAGCAACCCCAGACTTAGGTGCCGATCAAGTGACCGGCATTATTGAAAAGGCGGTCGCGTCAGCACGCGAATCAGTGACAGCCGAGCTAGAACTTCTGAAAGCAGCGAACACTGCTGCAGAGCAGAAGGCAGCGGAGCTACAGACTGAGCTAGAGATCGCCCTATCGAAAGCAGCGGCAGGTGGACCTAAGCGCACAGCCGCACCAAAAACAGAAGCACAGATAGATCAGCTCCTCACAAAGGCAGCGAACTATCGTGCGTTGGCTTCAGCAACTCAAGACAAGACCCTCGAAAAGGGTTACATCGCGATCGCTGAAGACTTAGAAAAGGACGCCCGCAAGGGCAGAAAGGACACCTAACATGGAGTCCCTTAAAGCAGCCGACCTCTTCGCTGACGCAGAGTCACCTAAGAAGGCAGCACAGCGCCACGAAGCATACGTCGACGCGCTAACCAAGTCGCTTAACGGCGCAAGCAACACACCGGGTCAGGCACCTGCTGCCGATCCAGCATCGCAGCTTGAAGCGCTTGCGATCAACAAGTCACTAGCACCAGATGCAGTGGCAGCGTTGAACACCGCACTCGCAGCACAGCGCGCAGCTTCAGCTGACATCATCAAGGACATCACACTAAGCAACCCGCTATCTAGCTCGTTCGCCGCGTTTGACCTTGAAGCACCAGCGAAGCTACTAACCCCTCGCCCAACACCGCTACGTAACAAACTAGCGCGTAAGAAGGGTGTCGGTACTTCACACCGCATCAAGCGCATCACAGGATACACAGGTACAGGCACTGGCGGTCAGGGAAACATTTTCCCCGGCATCAGCGAAACCACTACCACTAACTTCGGTTCGATCGCTTTCGAGCGTGGACCAAAGATCAGCTTCACCGCTGACGATGTGATCGTTCCTTACTTCAGCTTCTCACTTTCAGACAGCGTGTCATGGGACGCCAACTACTCAGCTCTTGGATACCAAGATCTACGTCAGTTGAGCAGCACCTCAACCCTTTACGCGTCAATGCTGATGGAAGAGCGCATGCTTCTTATGAGCCGCGGAACCGCATCAGGTTTGTCTGGCGCATTGGCAGCACCAACCGTAACCCTAACTCAGGGAGCAGCAGCAACTGGTGAAACCGGTCTAGCTAACGGCACTTACTACGTTTACGCGACAAGCGACGCGGGTGCTTTTGGTGAGTCAGTTTCATCAAGCGTCCAGTCGATCACCATCTCTGGAACACAGGTGCTAACCGTAAGCGTAAACAACGTTAGCGGTGCTCTTGGAACCAAGGTATACATTGGATCCTCAACCGGAGCAAGCAACGCAAAGTATCAGGGACGTTTCACTTCCCTAGCTGGTCGCGTTGTTTCTGCTGGACCAACAACCAACGACACCATCGTGTACTCAACCACGTCAACCACCACCGCACCAACCGCAGACACTTCTGCATACGCGAATGGTTACGACGGCATCATCCCTCAGCTTTTCGCTGGTGGTGTAGTCAACGAAGTGAACTCACAATTCTCAACCGCTAATCCGGGTCAGGAATTCCAGACAATCTTCGGAACCCTATACGACAACGTTAAAGCTGATCCAGATGAGATCTGGTTGAACGGTCAGGACCGCAAGCAGCTGTCAGACTCCATCAAGAATGGATCAACAGCAAACTACCGTCTGAACCTAACCCAGACCGAAACAGGCGACTACGTTGGTGGAGCAGTTATCGGTGGTCTTCACAATGAGATCACAGGCAAGCTCGTCAACCTAAGCGTCCACCCATGGCTACCACAGGGTGTCGCACCAGTTCTGTCTTACACACTTCCAATCCCAGACACCGAGGTATCTGATGTTTGGTCAGTTGTGAACGTACAGGATTACCAAGGTGTCCAATGGCCTGTAACGCAGTTCGCTTATGAGAACTCTGTCTACTGGCGTGGAACCCTTGTCGGTTACGCACCTGCATGGAATGGTATCGTTACAGGAATTAAGTCTGCTTAATTTCTAAACGGCTAAACTAGCGAGGAGCCGATCTGCTTAACGGCGGGTCGGCTCCTTTTCTTAGAAGGAGAAAACGATGGCTAGATTATTAGTACCGAATGATGGCGTGCGCGGCATCAACATTGAAACACCTAACGGCACCCGAAAGATTGACGCCGATAAAAGTGGTGCAGTTGAAGTGACAGACAAGGCGACGCTCGCCAAGTTGCGGGCGGAAGGTTTTACATCGGGAGCAACGGCGGCTGGGTTTGGGCAATG